CTTCTCCGTCAATTTCTTGACAAAGCGGTCAAATAGCCCACTCTCTTGATCTGAATTCATAGCGGCTATGTACTCATCAAGGTTGTTTAGTGTTGTTTGTGCTGAGTTGAACCGGATAAACGTAGCTTGCCCACCGGCTGGATCTTCTTCCTGCGGCAGCATGGCTAAGTGGTTGTATTGCTGGTCGGTGCTTTTGCCGTCTTTTACAACGTGGTAAAGCCCAGTTGATACACCAATAGGCTGACGGCTTTCGAGCTGCTTGTAATACCACTCGCCGCCGTCCTGAGCTGCAAGCAGTGGCTTCTTAATCTCAAGGTCAACAAGGTTAATATCGCCTTTCTTGTACCACTTGGTGACAACGCCACCGGCATAGTTATCCTGCATAGCTTTAGGCGAATAAGCATCAATCGGGTTGCCCTGCTCGTCAAACGGATGGCGTAGCGTTAGCACTTTACCAACCAGGCTGTTTAAGCCCTTCTCGTTGTCTTCCCGCTCATACGTGATCCCGTTCATCTGAGCGCCATCAATCACCACCGGCACGCCACTAATCTTAAAATGCGTATCTGTCTCGCTAATCTGCGAAGTGCTGACGTTAGTCACAAACGAAATGTGCTGACGACCATTGTTAAACTGTAGTTTGCGCATAATGATTCCCGCCAATTTATTGACGTATTATTGACCATAAAGCGCTTAGTTGCAAATAGAGAAAAGCCAGCAGGGTGCTGGCTCTTGGTTAATATGATTTTCCGCCGTCCTTCACTCTATTCTCCGGCCTATGATCGAGTCGCTTAGTGTTAAATGCCATTTTTTCAGCTAATGCGCCACCAACATCAAGCCGCAACGCTCCAGCTAAATCGAACAACCTGATTACTGCGTCAGCAATTTCAACTTCAATCATTTTTCGGTGAGGTAGTTTATCATCCATCAGATCTTTGCGATGACCCTCCATAGCCTCTGATACTTCACTGTGAGAAAGGCACAGCTTTTGAGCCACCAGCGCGCCAGCCAGCAGCTCCTGCAATGAGCCATCAGGATTGTTTACCACATTAACCAAATCTAATCCGGTTGGACCGTGATTCCACCAGCCGCACTCTTTCGATAGCCCGTGGCAGATATTGGTAAGCAACGTACCTGCTGATGCAATGCCAATTTTCCCACATTCAGTGTTAACTCGATCAGTAATTGTTTGTTTTGTGTCATTCGGCATTTTTTATCTCCTGATTATTTGGTGCTACATCTCTGTAGCGTGCCGAAATGGCTAAGGTTCTGCGCGGAATATGATATTAGTTTGACGGTGAAATAAAGTCAACTATTAAGCAGCCAAGCCAAGAAATTGCACCCGCTCGGTTTTGAGCTGCTCGATTAGTCCGGCATCGTATACGCTGCCGTCTGATTTGACGATTATCTCTTGAGCGATGCAGTAGCAGCTTATTTTGTTGGACCCTTCTGCCCACCATGCTTCTTGTTCTTCAATGGTAAATATCTTGCCATGCCTTTCTGCGTGCCAGCGCCTTGTGCGCTCTGGCAATAAAGCAGACATATGCACCACTCTAACATCAAGATCTAAATCATCCCTTGCCGCTTTAGCCTCTTGCGCCTTGGCTGAGCGTAAAGACTCGTTAACTTCCGTTCGAGCTATGGTCATAGCCCTCGCGTAGCTGGTGTCAAACTTTTGACTGATAGTGTCAGCAATCCGGCGCGGGCTGATGCCTCTGGTCATGCCGTCAGCGATAACTCTGCCAAGGTCAACCGATAAATCACCGCTAAACTTTTCCATACTGTTAAACGTGCGAGCCAACACTAAGCCAACACGGTTTTGGAATGATGGCGATAAGGATATCTGCTCAACCTGAAGGCGTGACAATACCCAATCTGATTCGCCTGATTCACCAGCTAATCGAGCAATGCGGCTTATCGTATCAGATGCTCCTTTCATGTAGCCTTGGGTGACGTATGGCGTTAAAAATGTGCGCTGCCTGCCAGTAAGAAACTGCTCATTAAGCACTCGCAAGATGAGCTCTTGCAGGCTTTCTAATCTGCTTGCGTCAAGCTCATAGGTGTAGATAACCCGGTTGATTGCCGGGCCATCTGGAATAACCTGCTTAGCTGGGGTCAGCGACAGAATAAAGTCGTTAATCTGCTTCTCAGCCGCCCGCAGCTTCTTGCGAAACTCAACCATAGCTTTATGGCGAACACCGCCAAGCTTTGTCGGGTCGGCTGAATTGATGCAGATTTTACACACCGGCAGTCTCCTGCACTTCATCGTCAACAATATCAGGTATGTCGATTAAATCATCTTCCAGCGGCTCAAAACCAAGCTCTTTACGCAGCTCGTCTTTAGTAAGCAGCGGTCCCTCACCCGCATTGATGCGCTGGTTCTCAGCCTGGGTAATTTTCAGAACGTGCTCAGCTTTCTGCATTGCAGATGGCGCGGTTAAATCTGACCATTCAACGGTAAATTCACCTGCTGGCGGAGGTGGCAAAACACCATACTGGATCATCCAGTTAATGCCGTCCTCAATCATCGGAGTGGCTTTGTTGTTACGGCGTGACTGCATCATGCGCATTAAGTGGGCTGTATCTTCATCGCCAGCCTTAACGCCTGTTTGGGTGCCTACGATTATTTTTAGCGGCAGCTCAACAGATGCGGCATATTCCTGCTCGCACATTTCTTTGTAAACTTTAGGGTCTGGTACGGTTGCGCCCATTGGCGTTGCGGTTACGCCTTTGAGGAATAACGCTTCGTCTAGCCCTTCTTTCATATCCTTAAGTGCGTCATTAATGGCGTCAATAACATCGCCGCCAATATTTGCATTGGGGTTATCGCTGGTCAGTATCTGCTTGTTAGCTGCAGCCAACCACGCTGACTCACCGCCAGAGCCGCGAATCTTGTCCCAATCAAGCAGGGCATTAAACCCGGCTTCGTTTGCTGGCTCGCCGTAAATTGAGCCACCGACAGCATTCTCTGACAAGATAACTAACCGGCTATGGTGAATGACGAAAGACTGAGTAGCCAGTGCATTCTGATTGCCTACGCCAGATTCGTTGTAAGTGTAAGTTGTTGGCCGACCTAAGCGCTCAGAGCGCAAATCGTTGTCAATATCAGCAGGGATCAGCTGGCCTTCCCATATCGGCTGAATTTCAACTAACTGGTCTGGACGTATGCGCCCCATTCGCTCAGATGGCTGCTTGCCATCACGAACACGGAAATACAGCGCAGAGTACCGGCCAACGCGCTGCATCCTGTCGGCATCTGCCATGTGCCGCCAGAATCGCTTCTGCTTAAGCAGCTTTTTAACCTCTTTGGCCCACGGCGTTTCCTCAGCATTATCGCCGTCACCCTCTTTAATGGCCGGGCAATCCATCCATGTGATACGCACCGGGATATTTACACCAGCACGCGCCAGACCGTTGCGCTGATACATATTCCACTGCATGTAAAAATCAACAGTAAACGGATAGCCGTAATCAAACCAAGCCTTACCATGCTTCATGTCAGCAAATGGATCGCCGCCTGATAAGTTATACCCGCCAAACGATAACCGGCGTGCTTGATTCAAAGCCATGTGCAGCTTATTAAGTGCGTTGACCTGCTTAAATTCCTGCGGGCTGGATGCCTGTATTTTGCTCATAGCTTTAACCTGATTTGTTAGTTGACTAATTATTGACTATTTCGGGCTTTGGGGCAATGGGAGTGGTGATTTGCTTAGGTTGGTGGAAATAATTCGGTTATTTTGTTTAAATAGCTTGCATATATAATCTAATTAGACTATTATTACCACATCGAAAGGCAATAACGCCTACAACACAGGAATCAAATCATGAAAACTCCAATAGCTGACAAAATTATAAATGCAAACCTTAACAGATTGTTTATGAAACGCATGATGGAAAATAAAGGCTGGAGCAGGGAGCAAGCAAGATCTTATTTGGTCGAATTTGTAAATTGCGGAAAGAAGATCTCTTTACGTGACTTTATGGAGGCAAAATGATGGAAAAACTAAATGAAAAACAATTGAGAAAACTTTATTTTGACTATGTAAAGTACAGGGATTCACTGCCTATAATGGTACTTCCAATTGGGGTTGAGGAATTCTATGTCAAGAACAAAAAACTTTACGACACATATACAGAATAACAACCCGCGCCGGGCGGTTCCCGGCAAGGAGTGAGTATGACAAGCAAACTAAGCAAGCTTGACCAGCTTTTAAGTGCTGGAATTGAATTTTCAGAGCTTGGTCGCGGTAACCGTAACGTGGCTATATCGGTGGCACCATCATTTGCTAGAGAATGCATAGCTGAACTGCAGCGTCTGCGTGATAAGCGCGACAGCCTTCAGGCTGAAGTAAATAAACTAAAAGGAGAGTTGGCATGTCCTCAACAGCGACAACAGTAAAAGACCACATAGCCACGCATGGACGCCAAAAGTCAGCAGAAATGCTCGACTATCGCCCTGAGCTGCTCGACAAGCTGGCTAAGCGCGGGGCTGTGGTTATTGATGGGCAGGTGTTTGCACCCGTTACAAAAAGGGTCACACGCCACAACAAAGAAAACAAGGAGCCATCATGGCAGAAATAAACCATCCAATGCAGCCGATAGTAATCGCACCAGATGGCGTAATCCGGTTTGCTGAAAACCCTATAATTAGCTGGCTATGCCGTGAAGTAACCGACCTGAAAAAGATAGCTGCATGGTGCGCAGAAAATAACATTGACGACAGGCATCAAGCTCAGCTGGCGCAATTGATTGGCTATTCAGTGTCAGGTTGGGGTGGGCTTAGTTATGTATCTGAAGAAGATTGCGCCATTGCAGACGCAAAGGCCGCAGAATTTATTTACAACAACGAGGAAACAAAAGTGAGCAATCAAGGAAATAACTTTACCGAAATGACCATTGGCGAGGTCGCGTCTTTCCCAACCCTTAGGATTAAATTACAAAAAGGAGACGCCATTGTTGAGGTGGCTGTAGAAGGGTTTGATAAGGTGCTTAAAACAACAGGCGATTTAACCGTGTTTACTAACGCCATCCTTTGTGATGGCACTAACGCCTAGTCCTGCGGGTTACTGATACCTCTACCGGCATTTCTCTCGGCGAGAATGCCATCACAAAAGCATCTGCCAAGTTGGGGCTTGAAACGTCCCGCTTGGCTAAATCCTTCTTGCTCTCGACCTTAACCTTACCTGTTGCGTCATAGTCCCTGCGTGGCGTTGATAGCTCCCTAACCAGCTTATCAAGGTTCGGCATGTCAGAGCTTATTGATATCAGTTGATCAGCTGCAAATTGCTCCCCCTTAGTAACTGCGTTATACGTGTTGCGGAACCTGTCAGCGATTAACCACCAGGCTTGCGCTTTGGCGTTGCTGAAGAAGTCTTTGTTAAGTATTCCCGTCTCGGCATATTGCACATCAGGCGATGAAACGCCAGCACCAGCATTGAACCTTTCGTACTGCAGCCAATCAGTTTCAA